ACCAGGGTTACCAAATCATCAATGATATTGGGTTCACTATTGAGTCTGGTGAAACTGATTATCAGCAACAATCTCTTGGTGAAATAATTCTCGTTACCCAGTCTGGGAACATATTAGTGACCCAGGGCGGCATTCCTCCGCTGGTTACTCAAGATGGCAATGACTTAATCGCTCAAGATGGGACACTATTCATCACGCAGCAAAATACAGGTGGCACAGAAACAGCATGGCTTATAGCCCAACAAATGGCCAACACAGGATTTGGTAATCTGTCTTTACCACATGTTGATTTATCCATATCCACAGATGGCGGCGCATCGTTTGGTAATGAGTGGGCATATTACTTACCTCCGATTGGGCATAGAAAGAACAGGTTGATGTGGTGGCAAATTGGTATCGCGAATGATTTTGTACCTCAATTTAAATTCTGGGGAATGGGTAGATTTGTGGTAACGGATGGCATAGCAAACACGAGGGTATAGAATGGCAACGCAACAACCAATATTACAGGCGATATTTCCAGACTTACCAAGAGAAACACCGGTCATCGATAAAAACGGTGATTTTAATCCATTGTGGAGTTTAGGACTTTCGGCTTTATTTCAAGCATTGCAAGAGAATTATAAGAATGAAGGCATCATTTTCCCGCGATTAAGTGCTGCCAATATTGCAACAATTCAGGCAATTTATACACCATTGATTGGTGCGCCTTTACCACAAAACATACCTGATATCAGTGGGCAAACCGTATTCGATACGACTAACCGAGTTTCAAAACAATTTGTTATCACGTATGATGGAGCTACGCCGCCGAATATTTTAACGGCTACGTGGAGGACGTTTGTTTATCTATGATTCAAGGATGAATTATGAGCTTGCTAAGTAATTTTTTTGGCGGTGGCAAGAACCCCGCAGACGCAGCAATGCCCTATCTTAATCAGATACCTGGGCAAACACAACAATATCAACAGCCTTGGTTTGATGCTGGAAAAAATCAATTGTCTGGACTTCAAGATCAATATGGTCAGTTGATGAATGATCCAGGCGGCAAGATGAATGATATTGGAAAATCATTCCAACAATCTCCTGGTTTTAAATGGGCGATGGATCAAGCGTTGCAAGGTGGAAATCACGCAGCGGCTGCCGGAGGTATGGCTGGAAGTCCGCAGCATGAACAACAAAACATGCAAATGGCAACTGACATGGGCAACCAAGAATATAATAATTGGATGAAAAATGCCCTTGGCATGTATGGCCAAGGATTAGAAGGCTCACAAGGAATGGCTAATCAAGGACAGCAAGCAGGACAAAGTATGTCGGATATGATAGCTCAAACCTTAGCACAACAAGCTAACCTGTCATTCAATGGCCAACAACAACAAAATCAAAACAAGAGTGATATGTGGGGCAATGCGTTCAAACTTGGCGGGGCTGCTTTGGGTGGTTTTGCAGGTGGACCATTGGGTGCGTTTGCTGGCTGGAATGCAATGAAGTAAGGACTAATCATGACATTTTCATTTACAAATTATGCTGCCATAAAACCCCAAGCTTCTCCTTGGCAAGATATCATTGGAAAAGTTCTTGGTGGTTATACTGATATGACCAAAGCTCAGTATTTAAAGCCTGGTCTTGAAGAAGAACTTAAGAAAGCCAAACTATACAACCAATACTATGCTCCAGATATGGAATCACAAATTGGTTTACGTGGTGCGCAAGCAGGTCAAGCAAATGCCCATACTGGATTACTTGGTGAACAAACCAAAGGCGCACGAATTGAAAATCAATACATGCCTGAAAAAATGAAAGCTCAGATTGCTGAATCTCAAGCTAACGCACAAAAAGCACGCTTATTACAGATGATTCGCGAACGTATGATGGGCGGTGGTCAATTACCAGGTGGGCAACAAGGTCAAATGCCTGGCGGTCAAGGTGGTGGCCAAATGGGGATGTTTCAAGGCCAAGGAATGCCTATGGGTGGTGAGCAACAAGGACAACCACAGCAACAGCAGCAAGTACCTCAACAACAACCACAAGGTAATATGGGTGGTATGGATTACGCACAAGCTGCAACTGCAATGCAAATGTTAGGTTTAGGTAAGCCTCATGTTGTAGATGCAAATGGCAAATATATGGCTATCACGCCATTCGGTAATATTGATACTGGCGTTCATGGATTAAGCGAAAAAGACCGTGAATTATCCAAGCTTGATGCGAGAAAAGTTGGCGCATTAGAAGATATAGTTTTAAACAACTCATCAAAACTTGATACATTTGGCGAGCTAAATGGCATCCTTGGTAGCGAAAAGTTTGAAGCCATGCGTAAAAATCCTGCGCTAGGTCAACATGAATTAGGATGGTATGCGAAATTTGGTACACCTGAACAGCAAGATATGGTGGGTAAAGCTCAGACTTATATGGGTAATATTATTAAAGATAGTGCCAGAGACTTTGCTGGACAGTTCCGAGTTGGAGAACAAGCACTCTTGAATAATATGAAGCCTAACCTTGGTGACAGTCTTGATATGATGAAAGGTAAATCAGAGGCATTAACCTTTTTGACTACCATGATGACTAAACGCGCTGAAATGGAAGCTGATTTAATTCGTAATCAAGGGATGAGTCCACTGGCTGCTAAGATTGCTACCGATAAGGTAATCAATCCAAAACGATTGAAAGAAGAAATTCATACGATATTACACCCAGCGTCTTCTAAGAAATCATCATTTAGTCAAACTGACTTAGAATTTACTGCCCAAAAGCATGGGATGACAGTCGACGAAGTTCGCCGAAAATTGGAGAACAGATAATGCCTAAAGATTTATTTGAGGAGCATGGGGTTGATCTGATGGCGGCAGAAAATAAACCTCAAGAAGATCAACCAGGCGCATTAAGACGACTTGGTAGTTACCTTGGCCATGGTTATATGAACTATGCTAAAGGTGCTTTGCGTGGAATGGGTCAAGCTGCTGGCGATTTAGGTGCTTCTGCAATTAATTGGCCAATTTCAGGCATAGAACATTTATCAGGTCATAAATTACCCCATGTTCCTCATCCTGACTTGATTAATAAAAACCCTGAATCATTAGGTGAGAATGTAGGTCAAATATTAGGACAAGTTACTGGTGGATTGGCATTACCTGGCGGTGCTGGTATGAAGGCCGCTCAACTGGCTGGAAAAGGCTATAAGGCATTAACTGCTGGTCGTGAGCTTCCTCTTGTTGGCAAACTTCTTTCAGGTGGTGCTGGTGGCGCATTGGAAGGAGCAGCGGGCAATGAAGAAAATCGTGGCCTTGGTGGTGCTCTTGGTTCGATTGCAGGAACCGCAGGATATGCGATACCTGCGGCGTACAATTTTGCTAAATCGCTCAGTTCCAAAAATATTGCTAAAAACATCCAAGACGAAGTTGGAAGACTTGGCCAGCATTTTAATGAACGATTCACAAGTCATTTGCAAGCTGGTGAAGAAGCTGGAGCCAATAAGTTCTTAAAAGGCGAGAGAGCCAATGTTAAATTATTGAAGAAGGCGGGAGAAGGCAAGTTAGCTTATGGCGTAGAGAAGTTTAATGAAAATCCTACCCTCACGAATGCCCACAAAGCCCAAAGTGACTTAAATAAAATAGTTTCTAAATATTCACGCTCTAAAGAAGGTAGTCTTGAAGCTGATGTTTATGATGAAGCATTAAAGTTAAAAAATAGACTACTTAAGAAAATATCAGAAGGCTTTGAGAAAGCTGGCATAAAAGAGCATGGCGCAGGATATCAGCAATCACGAGTGGATTACGCCAATGAAATGGCACCTTATCTTGATAGTGCTACTATTAAGGGGTTTCTTGGTAAAAACAAACGCGGGGTTCAAACAATTAGACCTAATGAATTTGCAAATAAACTTTTATCGGAAGAAGACTTTTTAGCTCAAGCAGGGCACAAACATCCTGATCTATTGAGACGAGAAAAATATAATAAGATTAAAAATAGCAAATTAGCTCAACATGCGGCATTAGGCGCAGGAGCAACAGCTGCGGGATTTTTGCCTTATAGCATAGCAAAATTACTCGGAATGAAATAATTGTATATTTTATTTCCATATTATGGTTAAATGCTCATTCATAAACCAATTGTGAGCGCAAAATGTTATCGGTTTTGATAAGTTTTTATTTATGGGTGTGTTTTATATCTTTATTTTTTGGCAATAACAGAACTGAGGTTATAATAAAAAATAATTATATTGATGAAGAAGATGATGTGCGATGGAAATATATTGATTGGTAATCATAAAGTATTTTAATTAAAGGATTAAAGATGGCAATTAACACGAATCTGTTAATAGCAGCACCAATTTTACAGGACTATCTGACGGATAAAGATGGTACGCCTATGTCTGCTGGTACGATTACCTGTTATCAGGATAATAGCCGAACAACACTTAAAAATTGGTATTATCAATCTGGAACCACAGGGAATTATACCTATATCAAATTACCTAATCCTTTGACATTAAGTGCTGCTGGAACTATTTGCGACCTTAATGGTGTAGATACTATCCCTTTCTTTTATCCTTATAGTGAATTGGATGAATCTGTTTTTCAGCCTTATTACATAACGATTGTCAATCATGCGATGACCAATCAAATAACAAGAGCTAACTTTCCATTTGTTCCTAATGGTGGAACGAATCCGAGTACTAACTCTTCATTTGATAATATCATTGTAAATAATGAATTCTGGAGAAATATAGGCTCCATGAATTTAACAAATGTGACTGATACTACAGTTTGTCCTAGTCAACATGATGGATTTAGTGATCCAGATATTACATTCTCAAAAAATGTTACGGGCGGTCAAGATACCGTAACTTTTACAAAATTTCCTTTAACCGAAGACCCAATATTGACTGGAGATATTACTCCTGAATATTATTTGAATCATACTTGTAGTAATACTCCAACCGGAGAAACTCAAAAAGCTTATTATTTCCCTATATCATTGCACATTAATACACTTGCTAGTGTTCCTTTTACTGCCACTATTCAAGCAGAAAACATTGGAGGTACTGGGACAGGTCAAAATGTTATAAATTTATACATATTACAAAATACTGGAACAGGAACCACTTCCCCAGCTCCTTTTCTTGTTGGTTCAATTTCCCTTACAAC